CCGCCAGACTCCCTGCACCTGAGCTCAACTATCTCGACGTTGGTTGTGCCGCCGTCGTATGTGCTCTCGTAGGCGAGCCTTAAACCCTCTGGCCCGAATCCAGCGACGGAGAACGTGACCTCCGGCACGGGTAGTGCCCTCAAGGTAGCGTCGGCCACCTCGCCGTGAACCAGCCTGTCCTCAGTATCGATGCCAGCGGAGCGCACCTGCACCTCGTACTGCAAAGCCTTCTTGCCGCTGGGAACGTCAGCGGAAAGGCCCTCGGTGACCCACACCCTCTGGCCCTCGATGGTCACGGCTGCGGTCTCCCACGCGCTCCACTCGGTCCATGCGCCCCACGTGGAGTTGTCGCCCATGGTCTGCGAGCGAAGACGCCACTCGTAGTGGTTGAAGGAGTCGGACGCCCACGTGCGGGTGGTCTCCCACGTCGGGTAGTAGGTCTCCGCCTCTGGCCGCTCCCTCGTCCAGTCGGTGCCGCCCACGGAGTCCGTCCAGCCGAGGTTCGCCGCCACGGGCATGTCCTCGTCAATGGGGTCGGTCGGGTAGAGCACGAAGCGCTGCGAGGTCTCGTTGGACGCGGTCTCGATGTCAACGTTCGCCCTGTTGGTGGTGAGGGCGTTGAGCACGTCCATGTTGAAGCCGTTCCCCGTGCCATCGGCGTAGGAGCCGAAGGTCACCACGGCGCACTCGACACCGTTGAGGGTAACGGTGCCGTACTCGGTTATCTTCCACCGCTGGGCGCGGGAGTCGTTGTCCGTGTACTGCTGGACGTTCGCTCCGTTGGTCGCGCTGCCATTCTTGACGTCAACGAACATGTCGGAGAAAACGTTCTGGATGGACCACTTGCCAGCTTCCTCCTCGGTGACAATGAACTTCTGGGCGTTCGTGCCGTTGGCCTTCCAGAGCTGGACGTTCGCTCCCTTGGTCGTGCTCGCGCCAGCAACGTCCACTGCCATAGAGGTGTCAAGGAGGCTGCGCAGCTCGTAGATTCCGCCGCTTGCGAAGGGCGGCACGGGGACGAAGAGCCACTGCTGGGCCTCCGTCCCGTTTGCCGTGTACACGCGCACGTTGGTGCCAGATGCCATCGAGCCGCCAGCGATGTCCATTGCGAGGTTCGAGTTTACGATCTTGACCGTGTACGTCGGATATGACTCACCGTTGTACGTCGCGCTGCCGCCATCGGTGGCAATCACCCACGACTGCGCACGGGTGTCGTTGTCGGTGTACTGCTGAATGTTCGTGCCAGACGCGACCGTGCCGTTCTTAACGTCCAAGGACTTGCCAGACCACTTCGAGAGAATCTGGGCAGTTCCGTCCTTGCGGTACGTGAGGACGAAGAACTGCGCGCCCGTGTGGTTGGGCGTGTATATCTGGACGTTCGCGCCGTTCTTGTTTGAGCCGCCAGACACGTCGAGCGAGAAGGGGTTTGACGATGAACCCTTCGCGCTGACGATGCGGTAGGTGCCCTTGGTGGGACTAGCCACGGTTCATCGCCCCCTTCCGCTGCAGCGTGGAAAGCAGGTTAATCACTGCCGCCTGAACCTCGGCGTCACCGTTAACGACGGCGTCGTTGATGTAGGTGTTGTACGTCACTCCGCCTCCGCCAACGCGCTTGGACATGCCATCGGCGATTGCGTCTGCGATTGGCAGCATGTAACGCTTGTTCGTCAGCGGGACGACGGCACCACCAGTAGCCCAGTTCGCCACGACCTCGACACCGTCCTCGCCGATCCATCCCTGGTTGGTGAGCGTCGGCCCCGTTGCGATGTAGCCCGATGCGTGCTTGGGGATCACGGGGCGGCTGTTCATGCCGCCTGTGGCCTGATTCTTTTGCACGTTCGTCGTGACGGTCCTGATGTAGGTCGTAGCCGTCTTGCCGTTCAGGAGGTTCAGCTTCCTGTTGACGTTCGATATGGTTGCCGATGCGCTGTCGCTTGCGGAAATCTTCGGCTTCGGGTTCTTCCTGCCCGTCTTGTCGAGCGCGGAATCGACTTCCTTGGTCTTCTTCTTCGCGTCGGAGTTGTCAACGCCAACCTTCGCCTTCACCTCGTCGGGCAGCTCGTTAATGTCTGTCTTGAGGTCGTAGACCTTGCCCTGAGAGTCGGTAACGGAGCCGTTGTCACCGACGTAGAAGGTCTTGTCGCCAACCTGATACGAGTCGAGTCCGGCGATGAGCGTCATGGTGGCGTTGATGTCGCCGCCAGCCATGGTGTACATGGCATTGAACGCAGCAGCGGTGAGGGTGCTCATGTTCTGGGCAGCACCAGGGGCCTGCTCAAGGGCGGCGTTCCACGCGCTCATCTGGACTCCGCCAGCCTCTAGCGTTGCGATGATCTGAGCCATCGAGCCGTTGGCTGAGTCAAACCCGCTCACGAGCGAGGTCATGTCAACGTTGTTCAGCTCCTCCGCGCTGACGTGGATGGCCTCTAGGCCCTCGGCCATTGCGTTGAAGCCAGCATCGTCGCCGCCAAGCTCCGTGAATGCGTCGGAGAGCTTCTTCATGTTGCCCGTAACGTCGGATGTGACGGTCTCGGTGCGCTTGTTGTACTCCTCCTCGGCCTTGGCTGCGTCCTCTAGCGTCTTGTTGGCCTTGTCGAGGTCCTCCTGCGCCTTGCCCATCTTGCCTTCGAGCTCGGTCATGGCCCCTTCGGTCTTGGCGAGCTCGGTGCGGCTCTCCTGCAGGGCCGTTGCCGTCCGGTCAACGGTGCCTTGGTACGCCTGCTCCGCGAGGTCGGCCCTGCCGGTCTTCTCGATGTAGTTGTCAATCCACTCGGCTTTGCCATTGTCGCTCAGGAGGTCCTTCTGCTTCTGCTTAAGCTCCTCGACGCGGTCCTTGGCCTTTGCCCACTGCTCAGTGGCCTTGGCGTAGTCGTCGGCGTAGTAGTCGAGCACCGCCTGCTGCTTTCGCGTGTCGATGTTCGCCAGCAGAGCATCGGTGTTGTCCTGAATCTTGCCAGTTTGGGCATCGATGATGTTGCCGTACTCATCGATGGCATAGGTGGTGCCGCACGCATCGTTCACGCCCTGCAGCGCCGCTTCGAGCTTGTATGCCTCGTCCTTGGTGAGCTCACTCTTGCCGCCAAGCGTCCTGATTGTATCGGCATAGGAGTCCATCTGGCCCGCAAAAGAGCCGTACTGGCTGTTTGAGTCACTGATTGTTCGTGCTAGGTCGGCAAGGCGACTCTCGTACCCACCAGACTCCATCGTGAGCTCACCGAGCGTCCTTGTCACACCGTCAATCGGCTCGACGGACTCCGACGCCGCATTACCGATGTCACGTATGGCCGTAGTAAGTCCCTTTGTAGCCGCGATGTGGTCCTGATACTGGTCGTAGAGCGCCTTCAACGTGTAGGTGATGGCAACGACGCCTGCAACGACCGCCCCTGCCGCCAGACTCTTGAGAAGCGCAGAGCCGAGTTCCTTTGCGATGAGCTTTGCGGCTGACATGCGGTAAGACATACCCGTGATCGCCCTGACGCCATCGTCGCCGAGGGTGTCGTATGCGTGTTGGACAAGGCTGAGGCCAGTGACGGACTCCGCTGCCCAGTCCTTGATGTTGGCAATCGACGTGAGGAACGTGGATTGGAGCGTAAGGAGCGGGCCAGTGGCGAACGCGATGCCGCCGATGGCAACGAGCGTCTCCTTCGCGCCTTGGCTCATGCCCGTGAACCATTCAGAGAGCGAGCTAAAGATGCCAGTGAACCTCTGCAGCCACGGGGCCGCGCCCTCGCCAAGCTCGGCGAGCATGTTGTGCCAGACGTTCTTCATTATCTGCATCTGGCCCGAAAAGCCCTCGGCCTTCTTCGATGCCTCGTTCGCTGCGTCGCCAGCCTGACCCCACTGGTCAGAGATGCCGTTCCATGCGTCCTCTGACATCTTGAGGTTGTTGTCAAGGCCGTCGATGGTTCGCATGAGGCCCTCGATGGCCTGCTTCTGTCTGACTGAGGTGATGCCAAAGCCCTGCAGCACCGCGTCGGCAGAGCCGCCGGAAGCCTCGATGTCGTTGAGGCCCTTGATGAAGGCCTCCATGGCCTTTGTCGGGTCGGATTCCCACGTCTTAGCGAACTCGTCAGCGGTCATGTGGGCAACGTCTGCGATGCCCTGCAGGGAGTCCTTGGCCTCACTGATGGACTCCTTGACCTCCTCGAAGGCCGCGTCGGGGTCGGACTCCCATGCCTCGGCGAACTCGTCAGCGGTCTTGCCGACGAGGTTTGCGAAGATGGTCAGCTCGTCCCCACCGCCCTGCACGGCGGCGTTGATGGCGTCGAAGCTGGTGTCGATGGTGCCGCCAGCGGCGGAGACGGCAGTCTCGAAGAACGACATTGTCTTACTAATCGCGGTACCTGCGGCTTCCGCATTCTGTCCAGTGCTGGCGATGCTGCTGGCCCATGCCAACACGTCCGAGGTGGACATTCCCAAGATGGAGCCCATGGAGCCGATGCGCTCGGCGATGTTGGCTATCTCCGACTCGGTGGACGCGCCGTTGTTGCCGAGGCGAACCAAGGCATCGGCGAAGCCGTTGTAGTCCTCTGCGGTGAGGTGCATGATGTTGCTGAGGTGGCCGAGAACCTCCGCCGCCTCCTCGGTGTCAAGGTCACTTGAGACATCGATGTTGCTGATGGCCTCTGCAAAGGCTTCCAAGTCCTTCGTTGCGATGCCGAGCTCGCCGCCGAGTGCCTCGATCTCAAGAATCTGGTCTGCACCAGTGACGTGCGTTGATGCGAAGTTCATTGCGCTCCTGCGGAGTGCCTCGAACTGGTCATCCGTGCCATCGACGGTCTTGCGCATGTTGCGGTAGGCCGTGTCGATGTCTTGGCTCGCGTCGAGCATGCTCCTGCCGACGCCAGCGATGAGCGGAGTCACCGTGGCAGACAAGGTCATGCCGAGGCTCTTGAGGGTCGAGGGGTTGAGAATCGCGTTGGAACTCTTGCCCATGGCCTCGGTGGCCTCTAGGTACTTGACCCGCGCTTCCTCGATCTGCTGCTCGATGTCGTCGTAGGCCTTTGCCTCCTTGGCGAGGTTGCTCTCCGCGCGTGCGGAGTCATAGGCCTTCTGACGCTCCTTCTCCTTCTGCTTTGCCTGCTCAAGCTCCGCCTCTAGGTCCTTGAGCGCGGCCTCCTCATTGGCGATGTCCTCGTTGGGGTTCTGTAGTATCTGGACCTCTTTGGTCTTGCTGAGCCTTTCGACGGTCCTGCTGAGCTCGGCAATATCGTCGTTGTAGTCATCAATTGCCCGCGATGAGGCGAGTATGCCATCCTCGGAGGCTGTGATTGTGCCGCTGAACTCCTGCACGCTTTTCCGTGCATCCGCAAGGTTGGCGTCGAGCTCCTTTACCTCATTGTCAATCTCGTCGTATCTGGCAAATGCCGATTCCAAGGCGGCATCAGAGTTTCCCATTGGGTTTTGCAGAACCTCAAGGCACTCCTGCTGCTCCCGCTTGAGCTTGCTTATGCTTTGCGTGTACTCCTGAACCTTCGCTCTTGCGTCATCGTAGCCCTGCTTGGCGTTGGCGAGGTTTGTCTTTTGCTGTTCAAGTCCCTTCTGCGCGTTTGCCAAGTTGGCGTTTGCCTGTGCAAGGTCCTTGACTGCACTGGCGTACTGCTGTGCGTTGTCCGTCGTCTCGATGAGCGACATGTCCTTCTTGGCCGTGGCAATGTGCTGCGTGGTCTTCTTGATGGCGTCTTCGAGGTTGCTGACCTCTGCCCTCTGGTCTGACAGCTCCTTCTTTGCGACACGCGCGTTCTCTGCGGACTCCTCGATCCACTTTGCCAAGTCCTGATGGCTCTTTGCGGCATCCTTTGCGCCGCTTGCATCGAGCATCGTCAGCTCCTTGTTGAGGATGCTCGACTTCTCCTCGCTGAGCTCGACCTTCTGCTGCAAGTCCTGCATGTACCTTGCGGCGAGCTGGATGTTCTTTGGGTCAACCTTCATTGACTCTTCGGTGCGCTTTAGGTCGGCCTCGACGTTCTCTAGTGCGGAATCGACCTTCCTCAAGTCCGCCTCCATGTCGCGGAAGCGGTCAAAGCTGGTTGTCGTGGTCAGGCTGTCATCGAGCCAGCGCATCGTCTGCGAAAGGCTCTCGGCCTCGGAGTTGACGCGCTGCAGGTCGTTGCCAATGCCCTCGAACTTGAGGGCCTTGTCGAAGATGTCCTTCTCGTTTGCGGCCTTCTTGAACTCGGTCTGCAGGGTGCGGACGTTCTCGACTGCATCGTTGCTGATTGCAACGCCAAGGTCTTGAGCTTCCTTTACAACGTCATCGAGCTCAAGGCCGTTCTTGAACATGTTGTGGAAGTTGATGCTCTTGAGCTTCTCAAGTGTCGCAAGCTGCTCTGGGGTTATGGTTGGCACTCCCCAGCCATCGTTGCTTTTAAGAGCCTCCCTACGCTCCTTGTTTATGCCTTGGATTGTGGAACGCATCGCAATGAGCGACGTGCTCGAATCCATGAGCTCGCGTGCGGTCTTGGGATCTATGCCGAGCTTCCTTGCTAAGTCAACGCCCTTCTCGCGCGTAATCTTGTTCCACGCATCGTAGATGTCTGCGAGGGAGTTGGTCATGTCGGCGTAGCGCTTGTCGGCCTGCTTGGCGGTGAGTGTCAGGTTGTCTGTCTCGGCAGCAATCTGCCTGATGGTCTTCGGCGTGCCACCGAGGGAAACAGTGGAGTCGCCGAGCTGCTTCATGGACGTAGCCATGAGCTTTGCCTTGGACTGCAGGCTCTCCATGCGGTCGCCAGTGAGCTTGATTCGCGTCTCGATGTTGCGCAGGTCGGTCGGGTCGAACTGCATTGCCTTTGTGACCTGACGGATGTTGCGCTGCAGCTCAGCCGCGCTCTTGGTTGACGCCTTGAGGGCGTCATTGAGCTTGGTCGTGTTGCCGCCAATGCGAATCTCAAGTCCGGCGTACTCTGCCATGGTGAACCACCTACCCCAGCATGCTTCTTATGTCTTCCTGCGTCGCCATCTCGACGTGCGACTCGGTATCGTCTGAACCCTCGTTCGTTGCCGCAAGGTCGAAGATGACCTCGCCATAGGGCATCACGGCCAAGTCCTGCCGCGAGTACCCGAACCTCATGGCGGCGAGAAACACCTGCGTGAAGGGCAGGCGCGTGCCGCTACTGCTCTTGCTCTCGTGCTGCCTTAGCGAGTCGGGCGGATAGGGCACGAAAGGTCGCATCGATCTCGCGCGAGACGCACATGTGAAGTTCGGAGAAGTCGATGATGTCCGCAGCATGGTCTGCGAGCATCTGGTCGTAGCTCGGCGTGGGCTCAACGCCGTCGTTGAGTCCAGCCACGTCAGCGGAGCGCATCATCGCCCACGCGGCCCTCATGTCTGCGTCCCAGTCGATGCCCACCAATGACATGAACTCGGAGCCGTCGCCCGTGTCCATAACGTCGTTGATGAGCGAGTGGTGCTTCGAGGACGGGTCCTCGATGAACGTCTGCTGGTAGAGCTTCAAGGCGTAGGTCGAGCAGACCGCGTAGTGGATGTCGTCACCGTCACCCCAGCGGAGCGGGTTCTTGACCCCACGGCCAGAGACGTTCTTGAACTTGATAAGCATGAGATACTCCTGTCTGTATCTGAGAGAAGCCCCGCCGCGCAGTGACAGGATGCGCGACGGGGCTACTCTTCCTATGGTGTCAACCGACTGTGGCTAGGCCTTGGTCGGGGTCGGGACTGCGGTGTACCAGTTGGCGAACGCAGTAGCGGCCTCCTCTGCGGAGCCCTTGACGATGTTCTTGGTGGTGCCAGTGCCGCCGAAGTTCTGGAAGTCCTTGCCGATGGCGGAGAATTCGAGGTCCTGGGTGTCAGGGTTGGTGGAGTCGGACTTGGTGTTTGCGCTCGCCACGGCACGCTGGGCGGAGCAGTTGAAGAAGACGTAGCGCTTCTTGTCCGCGTCGCCCTCGACCTCGTACATAAGGGCGAACGACTTGGGCGTTGCGTCGGCAACCTCGACCTGCATGCCGTTGTCGTCAACGACCTCGCCGAGAACGTCAACCTTGAAGGTGTCGGGGACGATGGCGAGGGTGAGCGTGCCAGTGTAGCCACCGTTGGCGGCGGGAGTCACGAAGTAGGCGATGTTGTCGGCCCAGAAGGTCGAGGGCTCGCTGCCCTCGCGGCTGAGGTCGAGGGAGACGGCACCAGGGAGGGGCGCGGGGGTGTCATAGGTACCGTCAGTCTTGATGACGGCGTAGTACGCCTTTGCGAGTCCGAAACGGACCTTGGAGAGTTCGGCCATGATGGCCTCCTATTCTTCTCTGTTGTGGTAGGTGAAGTCGTACTGCTCGATGTGGCAGACCTCTGACTCCGACCAGATGCCCGTCTCGTCTGGGACGCATCCAAGGGAGAGGATGGCGTCTCGTATGAGGGCCTCGGTGTTCGGGTCTGACACCTTCTCGAACAGCTCGACGTGGAAGCGGGGCAGGCTCGCGTAAACGATGCCGTCTGCGATGAACCCGCCATCGGATTCGACCGTGTAGACGAAGAAGGGCGGGGTCGGTGCCCTGTTGACGGGGTAGGCGTCCTGACGGCCAGGTATGCCCGTGGCAGTGAGGGCGGCGTACACGACTGACTTTGCGCTCATCGCAGCTCCCTCGCTATGTACTCTGGCAGGTGGGTGCGGACGAACTCGAAGGCGAACTCCGCCGCTGGCTTGACGTGCGGGTATGCTGCCGTGCTGCCTCCGCCGATCTTGGCGTGGCCCTTCTCAAGGAGGTGCGGTAGACCCGGCTTCCTAGAGTAGATGTGGCCCTCGATGCCAGACTTCTTGCGGAGCGTGCGGAAGGTTACGTGCTTGCCGTACCTCCAATTGCCCTCGTGGTACTTGGCACTGTGCGACGCGGCGTTGTTTCGCCACTCGTCGCGGCCAAGCTCAAGGGCGTCATGCACGCACGCGAAGAGGGCCTCGTCCGAGGCGTCGAGGATGTCGCCCAGAATCTCGCTGAGGGCGAGCGCGAACTCGTCCTCCTCGACCCATAGGTGCTTACCCATTGTCGTTCCTAGCGTGCGTGGAGTAGACGAGCTTGGTGTTCTCGCCGTAGTCCATGGACTGCATGAGGTCGTACTCCAAGCCCTCGAACACCGCTTGGGTCTGGTTCGCGTAGTCGATGGAACGGACCTCGACCTGCAGCTCCGGCTTTGGGCCGACCGCAGCAGCCGTGGCCCACGTGCTGATGTCGATGTGGCGGACGTTGCAGAACACCTGCGTGTCCACGGGCTCGCCCTCAACGTCGTTGCCGTCAGCATCGACGTAGGAGTTCGTCACCACGTCTCTGAGGATTATCACGGAGTCCCAGCGCATCAGCCCTCCGTCTCGTACACGGAGTTCATCGGGCCGTTGAGCAGCGTGCAGACCTGCGACTCGTAAATCCTCATGAAGTCGTCCCGCTCATCGAAGTCGAGCAGGGTGTTCACAAGGACATACGAGACGATGGGGCCGAATGCCGCGCTCGGCAGCTTGTCCTCGTCCACGTCATCGATGGTGATGGGGGCGGCAATCGCGTCCGTGCCCAGCCAGCTTGCGGACACGCCCTTGTTCTCCATGTCGGCGATTGCCCCGACGATGTTCCTCCCAATGAGGTCGTCAAGGGCGTTGTGCCCGATTCTCAAAGCGGCCTTCACGTCATCGAGCAGGGACATGGTTGCCACCCCCCTATCGCTATTCCTTTGGCTTTGCCTTTGTGACGCGACGCCTCTTGGGCGTCTCAGGCGTGACGGGCTTCTTGGCCTCGACAAGCACGGCACCCTCTGGCACCCTGCCGTCCTCGAACCGCCAAAACACGCCGCGCCACTTGTAGGTGCGCAGCATTACTAAGCCGCCACGGTGATGTCCACGAAGCCAGCGGGGATGCGGACGGCCAGCTTCTCGCGGACCTCTGCACGGACGGTCATCAGGTTGCGCACGAAGTCGTCCTCGTTTGTGTTGACGGCCTCGACGGTGACGCCCTCGGCCTTGGTGACCAGGGACGCGCAGGTGTCGAACGCGCCGACGACGATGTGGTTGGCGGTGAGCTGGTTGGAGAGGACGATGGGCAGGTTCCAGATGTTGTTGCCGTGCAGGGCGGAGAAGTAGCCGCCACCGTAGTAGTCCTTGTCGGCGTTCTTGCCGATGCGCAGAATCTTCCAGATGGCTGGGGTCATGACGATGGCGTTGGCCGGACGGCCAGACTGCTCAACGGTGTTGGCGATTGCGTTGGCAATCTCGTCGGCCACGGCCACGGCGTCGCGGGTGACGGCGGTGGTGGCACCGATGGTCTGGATGCCGGAGGTGCCGAGCAGGTCGGTGATGACCTTCTTCTGGCGCACGAGGTTGAGCTCGTAGAGCAGACGGCCATTGATGGCGGAGGCGAGGAAGCCGTAGTCATCGATGAACTCGTCGGACTCCTTGATGAAGGCCGCGATCTTCTCAAGGGTCACGGTCGTCGGGGTCGGGTCGGCGAAGTGGACCTGGGACTTCTTGGCACCCTCAGCGATGGAGTTGGCGATGGTGCCCTCCATAGCGGCCTCGGTGAAGAACACGAGGGTGTTGCCCTCGATGACCTCGCGGCCAAGCAGGTTCAGAACGCCCATGGACTCGCGGACGCCCTCAACGATGGAGGTGTCGAAGGTGGTCGCGGTGGCCTTGAGCTCGTCGCCAGCCGGGGACACGTGGGTGTCGGTGGCGGCGCGGGAGTAGGCGGGGGCGACGAGGTGGAAGGACTTGCCGTGACCCTCGCGCTTGGCATAGTTGACGAAGTGCTCGCCGAGGGAGCGTGCCTGAGCATCCATGGTGGGTGCCTCCTCAATCTTGTTCTCGTTGACGGTCTTGGTGGCAACCGAATCAACGGTGTTGCCGCCACCGCCGATGACGAGCTGACGCTTCTCTGCGTTCAGGGCCGCGATGTTGGCGCGGTGCTCGTCCTCGGACTTGTACAGGTTCATCTCGGAGTCGAGGGACTCCATCTGCTCAAGGGTTGCGTCCTCGGGCAGGTTGGCGGAGAGCTCAAGCACCTCCGCGCGGCGGGTCATGTAGGCCTCGCCATCCATGCGACGCAGCGAGACCGCGTCCATGGGGGTGAACTCGGAAATGAGCATCCGAATCCTCCTAGCTATCGAAGTTGCATTGACTTGGCCCTCAGCTCCATGCGCTTACGTCTAAGCTCAGCAGCCTTCTGGGCCTCAAGTGCGCTTTGAAGTCGCTCCGCCTCAATCCTCTTGATCGCTCCGTCAAAGTAGGAACGCGCACTAATTTCCGTATTAGGGTCGGCAGGCAGGGAGACGCTCGAAACGTCATAGATGCGCTCGACCCGATGGATGGTTGAAGTGAACTTGCGGGACTCCTCGTCGTACACGTCCTCGATGGAGTCCCAGTCGGGCATGAAGCCCCACGACATGCGCGTGATGAGCCCAGCCTCGATGTCCTCGTACATGCTGCGAGAGGACGTTGTGCTGCCAAGGTCTGCTGCGACGAACAGGCCGTGGAGCTGCGGCTCGACTACGAGGGTGCCATTGCTCTGACGAGCGAAGACTCTCCCCTCGTGGTTGAATTGGAACAGGACATCGCTCATGTCGCAGTCACGGAAGGCGTCGGGGTCGATGACCTCCCAGTACTCCACGCCGTCGAACTCGTAGAGCATGTAGGGGTCGTTGAAGGTGCTTGCGTAGCCCTCAACGTAGAAGTCACTGTCAAACCGCTTCTCAGCGCCCGTGGAGACGGGAGCAAGCGGCGTGAGCAGCGAGCGGTACTGCCGTTCGTTCGGCTTGGCTGGCATCTCTGCCTCCTAGGTTGTTAAACGTCTGCCTTTTCCACCGCGCCATAGGCGTCGGCGTCGTTGTAAATCTGGTCGTCTCCGCCGAGGTCGAAGTCTGGGTCGTCCACGGGGTCTGGCGTGGGTAGCCCCTCGCGGCCACCAGACGCGAACACCACGCGACCGCTCATGTCCATCTGGAAGAACTCGCCGCGCACCATGAACACGTCCATGCCAGGGAGCTTGGGAAGGTCTAGGATCGCCCTACCCTCGTTGACGGTCATGATTCCGTAGGAGGTCATGTCTCGGACGATGTTTCGCTTGGTGGCCGCTGAGACGAACTGCAGCCTGTCGGAGCCGAACCAGATGCGGTTCGGGGCGTCCGACTGCGTGACCATGCGCCTAGAGAAGCACGACTGCGTGAGTCCCTCGGAGAGGTGCAGGAAGAAGGTCTCGACCTTGCCCTCGTAGTAGGAGTCCCACTTGGCCTCGTCCGCGCTGTTCTGCAGGATGGCCTCGTTGCAGCCGAAGTAGTCGAACACGTGCTTGTCGATGCGCTCCATCTCGTCGGTAGAGATGGTGTACGTGCTCGCCTTGACCTGCTGTATGTCTGCAAACGTGGAGTCGTAGGTCATTAGCACCGTGTCGTTGTCCGTGAAGTTCCTCGCATAGAACTCGTCGCGCTTGCGCCTCTGGTCCTCTGGCGCGACCTGACCAACGACCTTGCCGATGAACTTTATCTTGCCGCCGATGTCGATTGCGTTGTTCTCGGCCTGAACCTGCTTGTCTAGGAGGCTCATGGTGGCCTGCAGGTTGTTCGCCGTGCCGAAGTAGTCGCTGATGTACTGGTACTTGGAGATGCAGCAGACCTCCGACGCGGGGAACGCCATGCGCTCGCCCGTCCTCAGCGTGAACCGCACCCACATCTCGCCGTCCACGTCCAGAAGCTCCGTGTAGTCGGGCTTCAACGGGAACAGGCCGTTCGTGTACCCCCGCTCGTCGTATGTGGGGATGACGAACGCGGTGCAGTCCACCTCGTAGATGGTGGCAAGCCTGTACAGGAACCTCGGCCACGTCATGTACGGGTTGGGCCAGCTCTCGAAGGCCTTGACCAGCTCTGGCCTTCCGTTGCCCTTGATGTGCGGCTCGCCCTTGGAGCAAGAGCTGGCAAAGGCGTGTATGCACGCCCTCGTCAGCTCCATCTCGTAGACCCCGCCGTGCCATGTCCTGAACGCTGGGTTGTACTCCGTGAGGGTGCGGAAGTAGGTCGTTGTGGCGTCCCTCGCGGTAGACCGCCTGCGGAACCTTCCGAGCACCTTTGCAATGAGCCCGTCGTTCGCCAAGTGCGCCACCTCCGACCGGCATGAAAAAGGCCCCCGAATCTTCGGAGGCCATACATAAATCCCATCGTATACAATCTAAGGGTTATACCTGTAATTGTCAAGTACGAATGTTTTTATCCGCGAATCTGCATAATTGCCCTACGTGAGCAGAGCCTTGTACTCCGACTCGTGGCGGAGGAGCGCGATGTAGGCGTCGAGCTCTGCCATGAAGCCGTCTATCTTGTTCGCGCCCTTGCCCTCCTTCTTGTCGGGCAGGATGTTGAGGTTCGTGTCCGTCGTGACCATGACGTTCATGCGGCACCAGCGGTTGATGGGGTGCGCATCGTCTATGAACCTGCCCTCTTGGTAGTCCGCACGGATGCGGTACATGGGGTCTGAGAGGGTCTTGGCTCCCTGAATGACAGCCTCGCACCTCTCCCTTCCCACCATCTGCTCAAGCAGCTCCCTGTCGCTGCCGATGATGTGCCAAGGGTCGTAGCCGATGGCGAAGGTGTACAGGCCGTGCTCGTCCCTGAGCTCGTTGATGAACTCGGCCAGAACAGACGTGGGCACGACGTTGCCAGCCACGACCCTCAGAAGCCCTTGGTCCTTCCAGAGGCGATACGGGGCGTGGTCTTTCGTCGCCTTGTCGCCCTTCTTCTCCTGAGCCTCCAACTTGCTCTCTGGCATCCAGTACATGCTCGTCTCGTAGATGTGCGGGTCGAAGATGGGGGTGCCGTCAGTGTCCCTCTTAACGGTGCCATCCTCGTTGCGCTCTGGCCGCATGCACAAGACCTGAGCAGCGGCCAAGTCCACCGACTGCGCGTAGTCGAAGCCGATGATGCAGTAGCGGAAGCCCGCGCCCCAGAAGTCGAAACGCTCGTCGCTGCCAGACTCCTCCCACGTGAGCCACGCGGTCGAGCTGTTCTGCGGAACGTTGAAGTCCTTGGTGAGAACGGTGGGACGGAACGTGGGCTCGTTGATGGCCCTCTGCACGAAGCCACGGAGGGTGTCGATTGACTTGATGGTGCCAAGGCCGGGGTTGGCCTTGTACCAGCACTCCTCGTCATGCATCCAGTCGTCGGCCCTATCGAGCTCCCAGATGAACGGGATGAAGCGGTCGTCCTCGATCTCGCCGTCCAGCCACCTTGAGGCGTAGGCGTACTGGGTGTCGTAGATGGAGTTGCGCACGAAGCCAGCGGTCGTAATCTCGAACATGAGCGGCTGTCGGCGTGCGGACATGCCCTGCTTAACGTCGTTGTACGGGCCGTCCGACTTCCATGCGGCAATCTCGTCGCACACCGCGCCGTGAACGTCGAGGCCGTCGAGCTCCGTGTTCATGGTGAGCGTGGTTATGTAGCCGTCGTTCGCCTCGTGCAGGATGCCCTGCCGCCTACGCTCTGGCACGAGGCCCATGCGCTCTCGCCTTCCCAACGCTGGTGACTGGCGCATCATCTTCTTCGCGCCGCCAAAGCACAGAGCGGCCTGAGAGTCCGTGCATGCCATGGTGTAAATCTGGGGGCCGTACTCTCCGTCTGCGACCATCAAGTACTGCATGATGGCCGCACAGAGGGTAGTTTTCCGGCCTTACGGCCGATCACCACCAATACCTCTTGGAACTCGCGGTACCCATCATCGTCAATCCACCCAAAGACGGCAGAGACGAGGAACTTCTGGAACGGCTGCAGACGCAGCTTCTTGCCAATCTCCCCTGCGGTCTGGCAGCAGAACGACTCGATGAAGCTGATGGCGTGGTCTGCCCTAGCCTGGTCGTAGTGCCAACGCTTGTAGGTGTCACCACGGGCCTTGAGCTTGGCGCACAGCTTTTTTATCTTGCCAGAGGTGACGAACGCGCCAGCGAGAACGTCCGCTATGTACTCGTGGTACGCGCTAGTCATAGGGCTCCCAGAGGTCTACCTTGCCCTCCATCCTGCTAGGCCTTGAGACGAAGTCCTTGAGGTCGATGTCTGGATGGATGGCGTGCTGCCACTGGTGCGTGTGGCGGCAGTCACCAGTGCCGTTGTGGTGGCAGTGGGTCGGGTTGTCGCACGCCTTACCGTCGCAGAGGTACAGGACGTTGCCGAAGTACCTCATGCTAGGCCCCCTTGAGGAAGTCATCGAGGTCGTCGCCCTTCTCTGGGGCCGTGGTGCTGAGCTGCTTCAACTGGCGCAACGCCTCGCCCTGCATGCCCATGTAGGCCTTGATGGAGCCCTGCGCGGGGTTCTGAATCTTGCCGTGCAGCCCATCGACCATCAGGCCCTCGGTGTCCAAGATGCGGCGGCACTCCTCGATCTTGTCATCGAGCCATGCGTACTGGCAGATGGTTGACTCGATGGTTGGGTCTGCGAGGTCGTAGCGCCCAGTCCTCACCATGGCCTTGTAGGCCTCGGACTCGCGTATGACCTCCTTCTTGTAGGTCTCACTCTTCGCCATCGACAAACCTCACCTTCTCGAAGGGCACGATGGAAACCGTGCCGTCCTCCAACTCGCACACCCAGCCGCCCTTGCCTGTCTGGACGGTATGCACGGCACAGACGAGCTCCTTCATCTCGTAGTGCGTGACGTACCCGCCCTCATCGAACACGGGCGTCTTCACCGTTGCGATTGCTGGCCTCGCCTCCGGCATGAGAACGAGCTCACCTACCATTCGACTCCCTTCCTCATGGGCCTACCCTGCTCATCGAACCAGACCCTAGTTGGCTCGGTCTTGAATCCCTTCTCGTGCCGCCTGTTGTGGCAGTTGCGGCACAGACCAACGCAGTTGTCTGGGTCGAGGCTAATCTTGGGGTTCCCGACGTTCAGCTCGGTCAATGGCGTGAGGTGATGCACCTCGTCTATGGGCGTGAACTCGCCACGGCTCATGCAGTCGGCACAGAGGCCGTTCTGACGCTCCCAGACCACCCTGCGGCACTCCTGCCAGCCCTTTGACCTGTAGAACCTGCGCTGCCATGGCTGCGGTGCGTGATAGCTGCCCACGAACCCCCTCGACACTGCGGAAAAGTGGTATTGAAATCCCCTCCACTTTAGCACGCTAAAGTGCTTTTAGGGGTGGTCTCACGCAAACTCCTATCTTCCTCCGCGCCGTTCCCCCCTTGAGTCCAGCCGCGCGAGGCCCTGGGGGCCCTTCGTTAACCGTTTAATGTTAAGCGTTTAACCTCGGGGTGTTACCCCTGCCTAACAGTCGAGAGTAAGACAAGGCTAACGCCAGCCGAGCCAGCCAGCCGAGGCGAGCGGAGGAGGCGAGGCCAGCCCAAGGAGGCGAGCCAGGGAGCCAAGCCAAGGAGAGCGCAGCCAAGGAGGCGAGCGGAGCGAAGGAGACGAGCGAAGGACGAGAGCGAGCAGCCCGAGGAGCCCAGCAGCCGGAGCATGCGAGCAGACTGCAGCGAAGCGAAGACCGCCCAGCGCTCGAAGACCAGCCCGAATGAATCGCCGATCCTAACGGCGCGACCGATGCAAGGAGAAGAAGCAAGCGAAGACCAGCCCGCCGCGCTCGAAGGGTAACGAGCTCGAAGCACAGAAGAGAATCAGCCCGCCCGCCCCGAAGACCTACCGAGGCGAAGCATGGACAGAAGCAAGCACAGAAGCGGAGAGCGACCAGCAGAAAGAAGCGGAGAGAAGCGGGAGCGTAGTCAGCAGACCGCCCGCCCCGCTCGAATGAGAGACTATCCAGCCCGCCCCGATCCATCACGCCGCGCACCTCGAAGCCAACCAGGAGACCAGCAGCCGCCAACAAAGACAGCCGACCAGGAGACCAGCAGCAGCGGAGAGCGACCAGCCCAGACGCCTACCAGAGGCCACAGAAGCCACGCAACCGAGGAGCCTAGACAGACAGACGCGAAGCCCAGCCGCGAAGCGTGAGAGCCCTGCAGAAGCCTAGACATAGAAAGGGGCCCGACGCCTAGCAGACGCCGAGCCCCAGCAGGTCGAGCACAGAAGACAGAAGCCTAGTCAGCCCCGCCCCCGTCTATGTGGATAGCCTCCGATCCATCGTAGGGAACTAGGTCAAGACGATAACCGCATAAATGCGCCATCTTTGCCAACAGGTCAGCGGATGGACAACTACCACGGCGAAGCATGCCCGCCACATAGGACGAGGCCCGCCCCAGCCCCAACGCGACCCGATACGAGCTCATACCAGACCGCACGAGCATCAACCGCAAAGCCTCCAAAGAATTCACCCGCACCGCCTCCAAAACAGAACAAACGTACCCATTTCAAACAGTTTACCGCCTTTTGGTGTTAAGCATTTGTGTTCTATTTGTGAAATCATCCTAAGCATTTGCACCCCATCCGCACCCCTAAGCATTTGCGCCCTATAGTGGACACGAGCGGCAACCAGCCGAAAGCCAACACGAAAGCCTCGGAGACGCGAAGAGGCGAGCAAAGAAGGAGCGAAGGACATGAAAAAGTACATCAAGAGCCAACGCGGAAGCCTCACATACGAGATCGAGCGCCAGAGCTACAGTGTCAAGTTTCGCACGCCGGACAACTATTTTGCCCACGCAACCCGCACAGTTTGGTACAGCACCACAGGTTTCAATGTGTTTGTGCAGTACAAGGGCACCTTTTACATGATCGACCGCCTCGACAACGGCGACGAAGTCACTAGTATCGAATTTGACGCCATCACCGCCGAGGAGGCTGCAGCCGCGAAGATGGAGCGCGCAGCGCAGGCCATGAGCGAGGCCCAGAAGCACGAAGCCAAGACCGCAGCCGCCGCGCTTGACTACGACACCGAGACCGCAGAGGCCGAGGCCCGCGAAGCCCGTTTTTCTGCAGACTACGCCGCAATTCTCGCAAGTGACGCCGCCGAGCTTGCAGCCGAGGCAGGCACCAGCAACGCCGCGAGCATCGCCGACGCCGCCGCCGAGTACGCCGAGCGCGCCCGCCGCTATGCAATCAGCGCAGAGGAGACCGCCGAGCAGAACGCCCGCGAAGCTGCAGCCGATCCCGAGGACCTCGAAGAGCCCGCCCCCATTTATCAGCGCCATGAACTCCTCGCATACCTTGGAGACCCCGACGCCTACGACGTCGAAGCAATCGAGGCCGAGGCCACCCGCTACACAGCAGACGGCGCGCGCGTTTGGTCCGCTTTTGGTGAGGATCTCGCAGCCATCGCAGAGCGTCACGAGCTCTTCACTTACTACGCCATCTAGGCAACCAGCGCGAAGGGCCCCGCGCTCGAATAGGGCCCACCCCGTAAGCGGCAACAGCCACAGGAAGGAAGTCACAGAAATGAGCATCGTTACCACGACCTACACCGAGCGTAAGACCATCACGACCGACGACGCCGGAAACGTCACCATAACCACCAGCCACGCCGCCCGCACCAGCACCGAGTATCTCTTTAGCGAGTTGAGCGAAGAGGCAAAGGCCCGCGCAATCTCGGACGCCATCGAGGAGGAGCAGCGCACCGCTTACGAGTGGGGAAGCCAGACGTATTTCACGACGGAGGAAATTCTTGATTGTGCGCACGACCTCATGAAGCAGCAGCCCATAGAAGTCTCGC